AGGTAAGTCCCTGCTTGCCAACGGTCGATAGGATGAACCCGGCTCGTACCGCGCACCAGTCTGAGGAAATTCCTCTTAGCGGGATTCTTGCTAGGTAGATAGCAAGCACCTTTGCCGAGGGGGACCAGCCTCTTTGGGGTTAGCTATCGAGTTCGTCTAATGCGAAAAGCAAATCCTGATTTTCGCTTGGCCGCTCGATCGAAAGAGCCTCAAGATTCTTGACGGCTTGTCGGTAGTAACTCGGCTTGAGTTCGCAGCCGATGCCCTTTCTGCCTAGTTTAATCGCCCCGTAAACCTCAGAGCCAACGCCCATAAATGGCGTAGCGACAACCTCGCCGGGATTGCTCCATAGCTCGACCGCCCGTTGAATTACGTCAAGCTGCAACGGGTGTTGATGCCGTTCGTCGCCTTCATCCTTAGATTCCTCGTAGGGCAGGACATTCGATAGGCGAATATCATCCCAAAAGCATGAAGCGTAATTCCTCCATATCCAATGAGAAAAGCGGTTTTCGGTCTGCTTGCCCTTCCATCCTTTGAACTTGTGAAGTTCGCTCGGAACTTCGCGTTCGCCGTAGTACTCAAGCAGGCCTATTTCGTGCGTTACTGGAATCGGGTTGACGCCTTTTTTCCGAAACGGAATTAAGTAGTCGCCCGCTGCAATGTTGGTCAGCGTCGAGTCCTCGCAAATCTGCCGATGAGCAAGAGCCTTCGACATTGTTCGCAGTCGCACCGCCAGGGGCTCTTTCCAGATGCAAATCCTCGGCATCATTTCAAAGCCTAGCTTTTCGTGGAGCCGAATAATGTCACCTGGGAAATCCGTAAAGCCGCCGCAATTCGATCCCTGCTTAGGTACATCCATGCAATGAACCGCCGTAATCCGACCCGGTAGCGTTGCTCTTGCGATGTGACTAACGATGTACTCGTAGTGATCGAAGAATTCCGAGTAGCTGCGAGCGTTGGAAAGATCCCTAACGCTGCTTGAGTAGTTGTAAAGACAACCGCCGTTTTCCGTCGCGAAGGGTGGGGAGTAAACCGAAAGGTGTATCGAGTCTTTCGGTAGCTTCTCAAAAACTTCGGACGAATCGCCGTTGTAAATCGCGTATCGGTCTGTGATTGATTGATCTAGGCAAGCCATGTTAGTTAGCCTTCTTTTTGTTGAGGATGGTTTCAAGGTTGTTTTTTGTGCGACTGTGAAAAACTGTCACGAGTTCGCGAGACGATCTGACATTGACTATCATTTCGTTTTTACACCACGACCGAAAGCAAGAGTAGCCCTTGCATATCATGTCGAAAATGTTTTCGTATCCTGTCATCAGGCCTCTAGCCCTACGGTCGAGCATGTGCTCATCAAGAGCCTGAACGCCGTCGCGCCGAGTGCCTGATTTTATCCCTTCGCCTTTTTGGTACTTGGTGAAAAACTCCATCGCTGCGTCACGCTGAACATCCGGCGATCCTGCAATGATAAACATCAGCGAGATAAGCCCGGAGCCTTTGAACTTGTTTTTCGGTAGCTTCCACGAGTCGACCTCGGCAATAGCCGGAGCCCAAAGAGGGACCACGAAATACTCGTTGCTTCCGTTGCCACCCTTGAGCGTATGGGCGCACTTCAAGGCAGTGTTCCACTTGCAATCTGAAAGCAAGGGACTGGTAAGAACCAGCCCAGATTCTCGACAGGCCCCAGATAGCTTGTCCACGCTACCCTCGACAGCCATCGAACTATCGAAGTGCGTGTAAAGTTCGCAAGCCTCAGCCATCGAGGAAACCTCGTAGGCTTGAACCGTCAGGGTCTGATTGACAACCTCAAGCTCTCCATTGGCCCACAGGTAGGCCCTAGTGTGCCCGTCTAGCTTGCATACTGGCATCCCATTGATGCAAGCAATAGCAACCACGCTTTGAGTATCCGAAGGGAATCGCAAATGCCCCTTCATCGCTTTTGCTGCGTGCCTTACTGTGTCGCGTTGCCTTGGGTTGTCCGGCAGGGAAATAAAATGCTCTACGCTCATCGGAATAATCTTCATAGCCATGATGGAACCTTCTCCTCCTCAGGAAAAAAATCGGAACTAACTAAATGCATCGCGTCTTTCATGTGAGCCACGATACTACGAAACATATGATCGGTCTGATCGGCTTTACGCCGTATGTTTTTCAGGATGCCCGCTTCGCCTTCGCCGACGATAAGCGAAACATTAACCGGCTTGGTCTGCCCGAATCGATAGCACCTTCGGATAGCTTGATAGTATTGCTCGTAGCTGTGGCTCGGAAAGCTAACTACGTTGCTGCAATGCTGCCAATTTAATCCCCAGGCCCCAATCTTCGGCTTGATGATAAGCCGCTTAATCTGCCCCGAGGAAAACGCCGTTAGGTACTCCTCTTTCAGCTCGTCGGGCATCGAGCCTTTAATCTCCTTCGATCCTTCGATGATCTTCGATAGCCTCTGGCCCTCTTCGTTGAGTTCGCACCATAGAACCGTAGGCCCATCGCAATCGTGAGCTACCTTGGCGGCCATCTCGCAGCGTTCCTCGATGCTGTTGCGTCTTTCTTCGCGTTCCTCTTGCAAGTCGCGTCCAGCCGTCGCAAAGAGCATCCCTGCCCGAGTCTTGGCCGTTGCTACGATATGCTCCGTTTCGACCAGGGGCGGCAAGATAAATCGAGTATCATCAAACCCCAGGTCGCTTGGCCTCCGAAGCGATCTAGCCCAAGAGCAAACCCAAGCCCAGAACGGCTCTTGAGCATGGCCCCTAAAGCGGTACTTCGTTCGACCCCAACCCTTATGGTCCTTCGACGTTTCCTGTTTGAAGAACGTAGTTATCATGTCGCGAAAGCCAAGGTAGCCGAGCGTTTCGCTAGATGTTCCAAGCTCGAAGAAGTCGTTTGGCGCGGCCGTTGCCGTGCATAGCAATCGATACTCCATCGACCTTGAAAATTCAACTACAGTTTGTTTGCGTTCGCTCTTTGCGTCCTTTATGCAACTGGATTCATCTCCAATGAAACCAGCAAACATCGACGGATCGAACTTATGCAACTGCTCGTAGTTGGTGATCCAGATGCAAGCAGTATCGTCGATTTTGCCATCCCTAGATCGCTTCGCCTGTATGCCAAACTTCTCAGCCTCAAGAATCATTTGAGCCCCTACCGCAATCGGCGTAGCAAGCAAGATTGGCCTGTTCGTATGCCTTACGATCGCATCGCCCCAGGCTAACTCCATTGCTGTTTTACCCATTCCGCAATCGGCAAAAATAGCCGATCGCCCACGCTCAAGAGCATACCGAACTAGGTACTCCTGAAAGTCAAAAAGGAACTTCGGCAAATCACCCGCAGCAATTCCGCGACCGCCGCGAAACTGGGCTTTGTCCCGAATAAACTCATCGTATTTCATCTATCCACCTCCAAAGAATTGAAACTTAAAACTTAAAACCATTGACCCGAAGCACTTCGAGCAAAATCAGCACCGCCGCCCCAAAGACCGCCCCGAGAATCAGGACGGTCAGGAACTCGCCGTTTAGCTTGTCGATCTTCCGCTCGATCCGGTCGAGTTGGCTTTCGTCGTCAGGGGGTTGGTAGGGGTTCATGCCATGCCCCTTATTTTCCCGAGTTCTTGCCATAGATGCGCATGCAATGCATTCTCCGAAATGATGCCGTCCTCGATCAGTGCGCCCAGAATGGAAACCCTTGCGATCTCCCGAACGTCGCCAGCGTCACGCGCCATGAACCTAAAAACAAAATAGGCCTTAGACTCGTCTTTGCTTAGGTCGCAAATCTCGGCAGGGTGCAAAAACCCGCGTATCTTTTGCGCCGCAACAAAGCAAATCTGCTCGGCGTTAAACTTGGTTTCGCTGCTCATTTACCAATACCTTTCCTTTGCGTGGCCTTCGACGATTAGCCGAGCGTTAAGCGACGTCGGAGCGACCTCCAGGATCTTTTGCCCGTTGGTTATCTCCCTTGGGCTCTCTGGCTTTTCGTCGTAAATAATCGCAAGATACCGCCCGTACTTGTCTTGGAATTGCTTTTTCTTTGGCCCCTCGATCGACTGAACCGCAAGCTTTGAGCCTTCGGGGTATTGCGCTCTCAGTGCGCTCGTTAATGCCTTGCCTGCGTTAGTCCGCATCTCAGGCGAGTCGATGCCGTAGAGCCTCATTTTCTGTTCAGTGAAGTCGCTGAATCCCTGGTCGATCATAAGCTCCACGGTATCGCCATCGACTACGCGGATTAGTTCGGCTTTGTAGATGTAGATCATATCAGCCCGTCCCCTTCCGTAACTGTGATATCGATTGGAACGCAAGCAATCCGGTTGGCGTGAGCCCATCCTTCAGCGTGTGCTTTTGAGTGCCAAAACCGCCATCCGCTGTTGGCGTCGACGTTTAGCCACGCCTGCACCCGCACCGTTTTCTTCGGCGGTGGGGCTAGGTTGCATTTGTGGTCGGTATCGGCGTACATTGTTGGGTTCGAGGCGCTAGCGTGCATGAGCCGTCCGCTAGCGTGCCAGCCGCAAGCAATCCAAAGACCCGGAAGGTACTGAACCCTGCCAACGTACCGCCAGTCCTCTTGCCCCTCATTGATCGCGTCAACGAAAGCCTCTTCCTCATTTGCCAGTTTAACCGGCCCGATCTGCCATTTATTCATCATCCCCTCCACTGAATTTAGCGATCGCCCGCCACTGCCCCCGCGTCATTTTGCTCTGCTCGATCGTAAGGATTTCGCAGTCCTCTTCATCCTCTTCGCTTCCGAGCCGATCGAACAAAGCGTCTAGCACGTTGTGCGCGTGCTCTAGCATGTCATCCGAGTCGTCAAAAACAATCCGGTTGTTCTTGCCTTCGGTGTCTGGAGTAACGTACCAGACCTGCATTTCGATTTCGCTATCGTCAATTTCTTCGCTGTCATTCGCCATCTTGCACCTTAGTCGCTTTCCTTTGGTTCCACGCTCTTACTGCGAGCGTCTTGAATTTATGAATCGGCCCGTCCGCGTTGCACTTGCAACACCGGACAGACTTTTCGTTTTCGTCGTTCACCAGAATACGCATCCATTGCTGATCGTGATTGCCACAAAACGGACAAGGCAGAAGGTTATGATTCGCCATCTTGCACCTCCATTAAATCAAAAACGCTTTCCTTGTGATCCACATACCGCCCATCGCTGCGCCAAGTCTCCCAAGCCCAGTCTGCCGGATCTTCGCTCGGCGGTTGGTTGCTGTGATTGCCGACCTGCCCGCGAAGCTCGTAGTCCAAGCTTTCGCTGTCGACCGGCTCAATGCCTCGCACCCAATACCCGCCGCGTGTCGTTGGTTGCCGTTGCCTAAGCATTACAGCACCTCGATTTGTTCAGTGAAAATACAACCGTCTTCGTCGATCTGAAACAGGAATAGTTCGCCGTGAATCGAGACCAAAGCGTTTTCCTTTTCGCACGCCCTCATAGCCTGTCGGAGTTTCTCGTCGGCATCGCTCAGTCTTTCCATAGCTGCTTGCTCTGCGTCGCTGGCTAGCTTGTAGGCCATCGCCGCCAGAGCCAAATCAACTCGCACCTTTGCGGAGCTAGGGGCCTCTGGTTCGATGGGGATAAGGTCGTATGGGCTTTCGGCATCCAGGTAAACCCTGCCGCTTTCGGCCCATTGAACGTAAACCACGAATCCTGAGTCATCGACCTCGCCGCGTAACGGGAGATCCGAATCGGGATCTCTGGTTGTGATCCTGTACTGATGCCCGCCCCTAGTCGTTGCTTTCCATTGTGTCATTGCGTTACCTCATTCTTAACGTGTTCCAAAATCACAACTACGCACTGCGCCGCCATAACCGCGTTATGGTCTCTTAGGAACGGATCGATTACGCCGCTAGCGACCATCCGAAAATACCGCTCCATTGACCCCGCATGGGCCTTAAATTCCTCGTCTTTAAGCAACCCGCGAAACTTCGCTAGCAGTTCTTCGAGTGTTGGCGTCATTGCTCTACCTCGTAAAAATTGCCATGAAACTCAATACGTTTGCCCGCTCTGGTTTTGTATGCCGCTCGGCTCCTGGATGGCCCGTGAAAGTCTCGCGTCAAATCCTGGTAGTCGATTCCGTCGAAGTGAACGGTGTAGCGTTGGGGGTCGCTGGGTTCGCCATAGTAAGGCTCTGCAAGCTTTACCAAGCACGCCCCCCAAACAACAAGGACAAAACAGACACAAGCCGCCCCGATGTAGTCGATAATCCCGAATTTCACTGCGTCACCCCAAAGCCTTTTTCGGTGATCGTGATCGTCTGGCCGCTAGGAGTGCCAACTGTGTCGGTCGCTCTGAGCTGGTAGTGTCTTTGCTCAACGCTCGGCTCTACGCACCTGAGGCGATCGCCGCTCGGGGTCTCGACCGAATCGCCGACCCGCAAAATGTAGTGCTTCGGCTCCACCGGCTCGATGCGTCGGCGATACCAAGTCCTTTCTTGCTGCGGCTTGCCTTCTTTCGCAAAGT